GGACTGCCTAGGAGCCTCCCGTGACCGACGCCTCCCCCGACACCCCCATCGCCGAGCTCTTCGCCCGCGATCCCTACGACCTGAGCAATTCCGACCTCGACGCTATCGTGGCGAAGCTGCGCTCCCAGCGCTCCCGCTATGTCCTCGGCGACAAGACCGCAGGTTCCCCCAAGCCCTCCAAAATTTCGCAGAAGCAGCAGGCCGCAGCAAAAATCACCGGCGACCTCGACCTCGACGACCTCGGCCTGTAAAGGAGCCCTCCCGTGACACATGCAATAAAAAGGACCAATCCAACAGGTCCCGGACAAAAATTTGTTGGCCAGTGTATAAAATGTGGGAAAACCGGATTATCGCTGTCCGATGCCCAAAAACGCTGCCCAGAAGACGGTGCTGTTTCCGATCAAGAAGCACTTTTGACCCTTATCGAGAATGATCCAGAGTCACAACTATGACCTCCCTCAAATCCTTCGACGCGGACGGCCTCCAGTTCGCTTGGGACGCAACGTCCCTCTCCTCCTTCGCCAAGTGCCCGCGTTACTACGCATACAAGCACCTTGAAGGCTGGACGCACCCGAACAAATCCGTTCACCTCGTATTCGGCGGGCTGTACGCAACCGCGCTGGAGCACTACTTCAAACACCGTGCGAGTGGCGTGGACCACGAGTCCGCCCTGCGCTCCATCGTTCACGAAGCTCTCATCGAGACGTGGGAGCACGAGCGGGATGAAGACGGCTCTCGCATCCCCGGCACCGGCAAGCCTTGGGACTCCCTCCACAACACCAAAACCCGCGAGACCCTCATCCGCACCATCGTCTGGTACTTCGAGCAGTTCGCCGAGGACACCACTTCCACCGTCCACCTCGCCGACGGCTCCCCCGCGGTCGAGCTGTCCTTCGCACTGCCGGTTGATGACGGCCTTGTATACTGCGGCCACATTGACCGCCTCGTCACCTACGGCGAGCACGCCTACGTCATGGACCAAAAAACCTCCGGCGCCACCCTGTCGAAGAATTTCGCGGACCAATTTTCTGTGGACTACCAGATGTCCGGCTACTCTTACGCAGGCAAGGTCATCCTCGACTCCCCCGTCTCCGGCGTCATCATCGACGCGGCGCAGATCGCTGTCGGCTTCTCCCGCTTCGAGCGTTTCTTCGTCCACAAACCAGACGCCCTTCTCAACGAGTGGTACGACATCATGCTGGCCACTGCCTCCGCCGCGCGTTCTGCCACCCGCGAGCAGCGCTTCATCCCCAACTTCGCGTCCTGCGGTAACTACGGCGGTTGTGAGTTCCGTAAGATTTGTTCCCGTTCCCCCGAGCACCGCCAGCGTGCGCTTGACGCTGAGTTTGTCCGCCGTCCCCGTTGGGACCCTCTCGAACAGAGATAACCCTCGCAATTTTTGGAGCCCCTCCCATGCGCAATGCAAACATCATCCTCGCTGTCAACGAAGCCGTCCGCCTCGTCAACGTCGCCTACGAGCCGAACGTCCCAACCAACAAACAGCCGTCTTTCACCTTCAAAACGATGGACGACTCCATCGCCGTCGACGATCTCGTCGTCATCCCAACCGGCACCCGCTGGGGCATGACCGTCGCCAAGGTGACTGAAGTCGACGTGGACTTCGACATCGAGTCCGACATCGAACTCCGCTGGATCATCGACACCGTCGACGAAACTGCCCACAAGGAAATCCTCGCCACCGAGGAGCGCGTCATCAAACTCGTCACACAGGCCGAACGCCGTCGCAAGCGCGCCTCCATCCGCGAAAGCTTGCTCGACGCCGAAGCCGACGATGTGCTGCGCGAAGCCGCAAAGCTGGCCCCGCCGGAGCACCACACCTCCTTCGGTGAAGTGGAGGAAGACCTGACCCCGCCGGAGCAGGCCCCCCGCGCCGACTAACCCCTTTCCGAATTTTCCGCCATGCCCTAGTGACCGTATCCCATAGGAGTGGCAGAAGAGCATTCGCTCTTCTCTTCTACGAAGAGTGAAGAAGAAAGGGGGAAGCAAGACATCCTCGTGGGATGTAAGGTCGAAGAGCCTGTCTTGCTTCCCCCCTTAACAACCGGAGCCTACCCGTGAAATGCCGTAAATGCAACGCCACCTGCACCCGCCGCGCCGCCGGCCAGTTCTTCTGCCAGCACTGCGGAATGCAACCCGGCACTGCCCGCTACGATCGCGCAGGCTTCCCCGAACCCCAACCGGAGCCAGATCAATGCCAGACCCCGATCACCCCATCACCCTCAAGTACCATTCCCCCCTGTCCTACGCCGACGCTATTGCCGATGTCCTCTGTTACCTCCGTGGCTACATCGAATGCGCGCAGCTGCAGGGCCTTTCCGTCGGCCCAGAGCAGGACACCATCGTCCGTCTGCGCCAGTTGAAAACAGAACTTCTCCGGGAGCCCACCGATGGCTAAAGCCTCCACCCAGGACAACACCGACTTCGTCAAGTTCCTCTACGTCGGCGACTCCGGCACGGGGAAGACCGGCAGCTTGCTGTCTCTCATCGAGGCCGGCTACGACATCAAAATGCTCGACATGGACAATGGCGTCGAGCCGCTGGTCAAACTCATCCAGCACAAATGCCCCGAGCGCATCGACCAGCTGGATTACATTTCCCTGCGCGACCACTTCCAGGCCGACCCGGTCCGCGGCATTCGAGTGAAGGGCACGCCCAAAGCCTACACCACTGCCATTAAATACCTCAACAAATGGGATGACGATTCCGTCCCCGCCGAGTGGGGCGACAACACGATCTTCGTCCTCGACACCCTCGGCGCCTTCGGCCGGTCCGCCTTCCTCTGGGCGCAGGGCATGAACCCCGGCAGTAAAGACCCGCGCCAGTGGTACGGTGCAGCGCAGGAAAGCATCCGCACGGTGCTGGAGCTTCTCACTTCCGCCGAGTTCCGCGCTCACGTCATCGTTATCTCCCACGTTCAGCTGATCGAGGTTGACGAAGGCGTCTACCGCGGCCAGGTTTCCGCCATCGGCAAAGCCCTCGGCGGTGACATCCCCAAAGTCTTCAACACCTGGCTGCAAGCCGCATCCCGTGGCACCGGGGATAAAATCCGGCGGACCATCCAGACCACTCCCAACCCCTTGTTGGACCTCAAAACTCCCATCCCTTGGGAGCTTGAGAAGTCCCTCCCACTCGAAACGGGCCTTGCCACCGTTTTCGAGAAACTTCGCGGCAAGTAAAACAAACTAAAGGAGACCCTTATGGTCAATTTCGCTGACGCACTCGACACCCGCAATGATGAAGTCGAGAAGCCCCCGGTCCTCCCGCAGGGCACCTACACCTGGCAGGTGACGAAAGTCCCGACGCTGTCCGCCAGCAAGTCTGGTGAATGGAACATTGTCGAGTTCCCAATCCGAGCGGTAGCGGCCGAGGACGACGTGGACGAGGATGAGCTGCAGGAATTCGGCTCCCTCAACTCCGCAATGAACCGCGTTTCCTTCATGGCGCCGACCGATCCCGACGCCGACGGCGACCGGAAGAAAACCCTCTACCGGATGAAGACCTTCATGGAGAAAACCCTCCGTGTCGATGTCGAAGAGGGCGCGACCATCCGGGAGATGATGGACGCCTCAGTCAACTGCCAGTTCCTCGCCCAGGCCGCATGGCGTCCGTCGGAAGACGGCGAGGATATGTACGTGGACGTGAAGAACTACGCGCCGCTGGATTAACCCCCAGCCCGTTTCTTCACAGGCGGGGGAGGTCACGGGCCCCCGCCTTCACGTACTCAAGGAGACCCCCAATGGACGACCCAAACTACACCGCCCTCCGCGCCATTCTGGACGACGCTTATCGCCAGTGCGCCAGCGGCAAAGGCGCCGAACGCCATGCGACGAGCCTGCCGTGGGTTGAACAACCTATCTTCCAGATCGCCAACTCCAAAGGCAACGCCTTCCTCGCCGGGCAGGCGGACAAGAAAATCGGCGAAGCCCTGCGGATGATGCAGTCCGGCAAAGCGGTTGCCGCCTACCACGAGCTTCTTGGCGCGATTGTCTACACCGCAGCGCTGGCGCAGCAGGCCAGGGACTACTTCGTAGAAAGTCAGGTCTCTAAGGACGTCAAAAGCTTCGTAGACACCGGTGTCCACTTCGATGGAGACTACAACCAATGACCACCGGCAGCTTCCTCACCGTCTCCCTCGACTCCATCACCATCGAACGCGAGTCCCGCCAACGCCGGGAACTCGTCGGCCTTGACGAACTTGCCCAGTCCATCCGCGACAACGGCCTTATCCACCCTCCCCTTGTCACCCCGGACCTCGTCCTTATCGCAGGGGAGCGCCGCGTCACTGCCTGCCGCGACATCCTTGGTTGGACTGCCCTCCCAGTCCAGCTCACCGAGGACCTATCCACGGTCCGCCTTCGCGCGCTGGAACTGGAGGAAAATGTCAAGCGCGTTGACCTGACGTGGAAAGACCAGTGCCTCGCCGTGGCCGAATACCACGAGCTCAACCGTGAGTGCGATGACGACTGGCACCTCGACGATACCGCAGAGGCCCTCGGTGTCAGCCGCACCGAAGTCTCCCGCAAGTCCGCTGTGGCGCGGGAACTTATCGCGGGCAATCCGATGGTCTGCAATGCGGACAAACTGTCCGTCGCCTACAACATCGTCGAGCGCCAAGTCGCACGCCGTGCCTCCGCAGAGTCGGACAAACTTACCACCATGCTGGCTCCGGCAAAACCGACCAGTGGCGATGGCGCTGTCCCCACGGAAGCCCCCGAAGAACCCCACACCCCACCGCCCCCTGCCGCACCATTCTTCCATCAGGACTTCCTCACATACGAGTTCTCCCGTCCCGCCAACTTCCTTCACTGCGACTTCCCCTACGGCGTCAATGCGAACAAACACAACTCCGGCGCGGCCAAGTCCTTCGGCGGCTACGACGACAGCGAGGACGTGTACTGGACCCTTATCTCCGCCCTTGGCGATTTTGTCCAACTCGGCGGCGTAGCCTCCTCCGCCCACATGATGTTCTGGTTTTCCATGGACTACTACCAGCGCACCGTCGACACCCTGTCCGCCCAGGGCTGGCGCGTCAACCCCTTCCCCCTCGTCTGGTACAAGTCCGATAATTCCGGCATCCTCCCCGACCCTCGCCGTGGTCCCCGCCGCAACTACGAGACGGCGCTGCTATGCTCCCTCGGTGATCGACCGGTCGTCCAGGCTGTGTCCAACGTTTTCGCAGGCCCGAACACCAAGCACATCCACATGAGCGAGAAGCCCATCCCCATGCTTCGTCACTTCTTCCGCATGTTTGTGGATGAGACTACCGTCATGCTCGATCCTACCATGGGCTCGGGTAATGCGGTTGTCGCCGCGGAGCTTATGGGCGCGGCTTCCGCCATCGGCCTCGAACGCGACGAGACCTTCTGGCGTCAAGCCTGCGACGCCTACGCTGCGGGCGCGTATGCTACGGGAGGGTAGCGTATGGCCCGTACCAAATTGTAACCAACCATACCCTACCCCTCGGAGAACAAAATGGCGATAAAAACCTGTTACAGTATAGACGAGGAAGATGTCGCAACTGCATTATTAAACGGTGAACTGGACTTTATACTACTACTGTGCGCCTGCTACGAAAAACAAGTTCCGGCGACCTGTCCCAATGGCAGTTATGCTACAAAAAAGGCATATAGGGATGCTAGATCACAATTGCATGAACTACTCCGGGAGTTGAACAATGACTAACCCGACCCAGCTTATGATCGTCGGAGACTTCCTATCAAACAAGGACGAAGACGCTGGCGGCCCCTTCCGAGACGGCCTCGGCAAGATGTTCAAGTCCTTCCTCCACCAGTCCGGCATCTCCCCCCGCGAGTGCTTCTTCACCAACGTCTTCCTCCGCACCCCTCCGGGCCGCTTTTCCCCCGACAGCTTTTGCGGCCCCCGCGTTGAGGGCATTCCCAATATGAAGCCCCTCCGTCGTGGCAAGTATATCCGCAAGGAATTCTTCACCGAGGTATCCCGTCTTTGGGCGCAGGTGAATGAGTACCAGCCCAACCTCATCCTCGCAGCAGGCGACCTCGCCTTATGGGCGCTCGGTGAAGGCGACAACTCAATGGCCACCTCGCGCGGCCGTATCGCCGCAGGTAACGCCGCCATCTACGGCCGGAAAATCCTCCCCACACATTCCCCCTCCCAAGTCGCTGCCGACTGGCCGCTCCGCCCAATCGTACTCGCCGACCTGGAAAAGGCCCGCCGCGAACAGTGCTTCCCCGACATCCGGCGGCCCCAGCGCTACATCCACGTCAAGCCTACACTCGACGACATGCAGTCCTTCCTTGAGGAATACATCCACCCCTCCCCCACACTAGACTGCGACATCGAGACCGTCGGCCCCATCATCACCTGTGTCGGCTTTGCCCCCACCCCAGACCGCGCGCTTGTTATTCCCTTCTACAGCGAGACCGCGCCCGACCGCAATTACTGGTCCACCAAGGCAGAGGAGGTAGCCGCTTGGCGCTTCGTAGATCACGTTCTTTCCCTCGGCAAACGTGTCGGCGGGCAAAACTACCAGTACGACATGCAGTACCTCTACCGCGAGATGGGCATTGGCAATCCCTGCTTCACCGATGACACGATGCTCCTCCATCACGTACTGCAGCCGGAGCTCCGCAAGGGTCTCGGCTTCCTTGCCTCCGTCTACACTGACGAGATCAAATGGAAGGGAATGCACAAAACCCCCGCATCAAAATCCGCCAAACGAGGAGACGACTAATGTCCAAGCAGCCCAACAGCTCCAACATCACCCTCGGGGTCCTCCACACTCGCCCACTCCAGGACCACGACTCCCCCGACAAGGAAATCGGTCTCTTCGAGCAGCCGGTCACGCTGTCCACTCGCATGTTCCTCGAGTCTGGCGATAAGTCCGGCCTCGTCCGCACCACCATTGCAACTTACCTCGCCTCCGCAGTCCTCGACACCAAAGTCCCGCAAGACTACTGGTTCTTCACCGCGAGTGAGTTCCTCCAGCAAAACTTCACCTATCCGGAACGTATGTCGTTTGGAGCCCTGTGATGATCTACCTTGCTTCCCCATACTCCCACGCCTCCCCCACCGTCCGCGAGCAGCGCTACCGCGACGTGCTGCGACTGTCTGCACAGTTGATTTTCACCAACCAGCTCACCGTCTTTTCCCCCATCGTCTACGGGCATCAGATGTCTGTTGAGTTCGGCGTGGCTACCGATGCCGAAACGTGGGCCGGCTTTAACACCGCAATGCAACGCCAGTGTACCGCAGTGTATGTTGCCTGCCTCGACGGATGGAAAGACTCCCGCGGCATCGCGGCGGAAATCGCCCTTGCGGAGCAGCTTGCCCAGCCCATCACGTACCTCGATAAATTCGGAGGCGCCCTGTGAAAGTCATCGACACCAGCACCATTGTCTCCCAACACGACCTCGACCAGCTTTCCGCCAACGAAAAGTATTGGGTCTACAACGGCCTCGACTGCTGCATCACAAACGAAATCCGTGACAAGCTGCTTGCGCAGCTGGACGAGACCACCGGCGCCCTTTACGACCACACCATCCGAATGCAGGCGCCGATCCTCGACATGATGCTGCGCGGCATCCGCGTAGATGAGGCCAACCGCCGGCGTGCCATCGCCGAGACCGAAGCAGACATCGCGATCCTCCAGTCCCAACTCGACCGCATGTGCGTCGACGGTCTAGGCCTCCGCGAGGGTATCAACCCCGGCTCCCACACACAGGTTAAGCGCCTGTTCTACGACGTACTCAACCTCAAGGAGGTAAAGAAGCGCAATGCAAACGGCATTTACGCCCGCGCCAGCGACCGCGAAACACTCGAAAAGCTCAACCAGTATTTCATTGCCCAGCCCTTCGTATCCCACATCCTCGCTCTGCGCGATAAACGGAAAGTTCTCGGGTTCATTAAAACACCCCTTGATGCTGATGGACGACTACGAACCAGTCTTTCGCTTGCGGGTACTAACACCGGAAGGCTTAACTCAGCTTTTTCAGATTTTGGCACAGGCACGAACCTACAGAATGTCGACCGAAACCTCCGCTACATGTTCGTCCCTGACCCAGGCAAAGCCTTCGTCAACATCGACCTAGAGCAGGCGGACTCCCGCAACGTAGGCGCGCTGTGTTGGGACTTCTTCCTCGAGTCCCGCGGCGAGGAGTTCGCCGGCAGCTACCTTGACGCCTGCGAGTCCGGCGATCTGCACACACTAGTTTGTACGATGGGCTGGCCTAACCTCCCGTGGGGCGATGACCCTGCAGGCTGGCGTGCCATCGCAGACCAAACAGCCTACCGCACATATTCCTACCGAGACATGGCGAAGAAGCTCGGCCACGGGACTAACTACTACGGCCAGCCTCCTACCATGTCCATGCACACCAAAATTCCCGTCGACCAAATTGTCTCCTTTCAGAAGAACTACTTCTCCGCCTTCCCCTGCATTCCTGCGTGGCACGATGAGACCATCCGCAGGCTAAAGACCGAGGGCCAGCTAACCCACCTTTTCGGTCGCCGCCGTTACTTCTTCGGTCGCCACACAGAGCAATCCGTCATCAACGCGGCAATCGCATACTGCCCCCAGGGCATGACCGGAGAGGAAATCAACCACGGCCTTCTAGCCCTTTTCCACGACCCGGAATTCGAGTCTCTCATCCAAGTCCACGACTCCATCCTCTTCCAAGTTGACGCCGACCGCGTTGATGAGTTGACCGAGCGGGCACTTCGCCTACTCCGCGTAGTCCTTCCCCTCCGGGGCGGCCGCGAGTTCTCTGTCCCCCTCGAAGCCAAGACCGGCTTCAATTGGGGGGACTTCGACAAGGACAATCCAGACGCCAACCCGCTTGGTCTTCGCGCATGGTCTCCGGAGTTCCCCGAGACCCGCCGCCCGCCCCGATCGGCAATGAAGAAACGAGTATTTCTGGACCTGTAATGGCACGTAAGTCACCGAACTGGATCGACGCTTTCATGGACTACACTCAGAACCTCCCCTCCCCGGAGCTGTTCCGAAAATGGTGCGCGATCAGTGCCGTGGCTGGAGCCCTCGAGCGGAAAGTGTGGGTCTACTCCATGGGCAGCAACCTCTACCCAACTCTCTACGTCATCCTCGTCGCACCCCCAGGCGTCGGCAAAACTGTCGTCACGTCGGAGGTTGACTCCCTTTGGAAGGAGCTCCCCGACCAGTACACCGCCAGCACTTCAGTTTCCAAGGCCTCCCTCATCGACGACCTACGCGACGCAGAGCGGACAATTGTCCGGCCGAAGGAAACCCCCTCAACAGTCAGCTTCAACTCCATCAAGGTTTTGGTCAATGAGCTTCAAGTCCTTATCCCCGCGTACGAGAATGAATTCATGGGTGTAATGACAGACCTGTATGACGGCCGCGGCTACTCCGAGCGGAAGCGTACAAAAGACCTCAACTTCTCCATCCCGGCGCCGCAGATTTCCATGCTCGGCGGGACCACGCCCAGTTACCTTAACAACCTCCTCCCCGACGGAGCGTGGGATCAAGGCTTTCTCTCTCGCACGTTGCTTATTTACGCCGGCACCCGAGTCCTCGTCAACCCATTCGCCGATTTGGAGACGTCCGCCCCCCTACGGAAGCGGTTGTCTAAGGACCTCCAACACATCGGCAACCTATACGGCCGGATGCGCCTGACCGAGGAGGCCGCTACCGCCTATGTTGAGTGGTACATGGCAGGTGGTCCGCCCACCCCAGACCACCCGAAGCTCCACCACTATCTCACCCGCCGGGGCGCACACTTGCTCAAGCTTTGCATGGTCGCTAGCGTAGCGGAGAGCGACGACCTCACCATCACGCTCGAACACTACCAAACCGCCCTATCCTGGCTCATCGAGATGGAGCACTACATTCCCGACATCTTCAAATCCATGACCTCCGGCGGGGATGGAAAGGTCATTGAGGAGACATGGTACTTCGCCTACAAACTTTACGCTCGGGACAAGGAACCCATCCCCGAGCATAAAATTCAGATGTTCGTGCAACAACGAGTCCCGGCTCACAGCGTCGATCACATCATCCGCGTTATGGTGAAGTCAGGGCTGTTCAAAGAAATGTCAGTAAATAAGATCGGCACCTGTTATCAGCCGATGGAGAAACGAGAACTTTAAGGAGAGAAGCAATGACGACACGTGAGGAAGTGGAGCGGCTGGCGGACCAGCTACGCGGCGAAGGCGATGCTCATTTCAGCGGGAATGTCAGAGACCGCCGCACCGTTGGCGCAATCATGTCGGCAGGCGGGGATATGCTCCGCTCCCTCCTGTCCGCCAAGGAAGCGGCAGAGTGGGGGCACGGTCAAGAGAAGCGCCTCCGGCTTGAAATGATCGAAATGGAGCAAGCCGCCACGGCCCGCGCAAAGAAGGCGGAGGCCGACCTTGCCGAGGCGCGCGCACGGAACGCGGCGCTGATCGAGATGGCGGCGCAAGGTGTGGCAAATATGACCGGTGTGACTGAAAGCGGGTCAGAGTTTGTTGAGCAACATCTGGCTGTGATTCGCATCCGCACCCTCGCCACCCCAGACGAGACCGGCGTCCTAGAGCGGGTGCGGGCGGAGGCGCGGCTTGACGGTATATCTAAGGCAGGAACGGCACTCTCAAGCCTAATTCCCGACAGCGATTGCCGAGAAGCGGCCAAGCGTATGAAAAACATCGCCGCCGCCATCAGGGAGGGGAAGTGATGGACAACCTAGTAAATCACCTTCGTATGCTGGAAAGCAACTATCGCGCTGTGGGCCTAATCCTCTGCGATGACTTCAAGGCCGCAGCCGACCGCATCGCCTCTCTAGAAGCGGAACTCGCCGAAGCCCGCGTACAACCCCCGGCGCAGGGGCGGGTGAAGCCGCTGGAGTGGGAGGAAATGACTGCCACCAAAGCAATGCGCTCGATTTGCATAGTTGGAACATACTGTATCGCACACTATCGCGGGGGTGTTTTCAGATGGTGGCGTGTCGGCGTGGGGACGAAGCACGATGCATCCGGGGTTTTAGAAGCACAAGCCGCAGCACAGGCCGATTACGAATCCCGCGTCCTATCCTGCCTCGAACCCCGCCCGGTGACGGTGCAGGAGGCCGCGCGGGTGCTGTTAGACCACCTGCGCATACAACCAGTCTCTGACGCCATAGAGGGCAACGTGAGCATCTCGCGCTTCGCCGCCGCCCTCCGCGCCATCGCACAGGAGGAGGAAGGATGACCTACGCGACCTGCGCCAACTGCTGGACTTACCCATGCCGGTGCCTCCCGCCGAACTGGCCGACAGACAGAGGATGGTGGCCGAGCCTGCCGCCAGCCTCCCCGCCCGCGTCATCTGGCTGGCAATGCCCACTTTGCCGCGTCGTCCATGCGCCGAGCGTGTGTGAATGCCGTTGCGCCATCACACAGGAGGCGGGGGAATGAGCGGAAACCGCTTCTTTGACATGGCAGAAGACAACTGCCCATCCTGCGGCGCGGTCCCTGCGATCATGTGGAGGCCCGGCGGATCATTCCAGCAGCGCACGGAATGCATCTGCGGTCGCGCCACCAGATGGGTCGTCTGCGGCCATGATGCACGCGCCAATGCGACAGACGACGAAGTGCCGGTCGAGGACATCTGACATGACCGCCAAGGCCCGGACCACCGAAGCCCTGATCGCCAACGCAAAACCCCCGCCGGTGGGGACTCCGGCGGGGGCGGCACGATTGAGACTTAGCCTCTCCTTGATATGACGGGATGCGCCCGCCGCGCCTCAGTTGCACGCCCCCTCAAATCCAAGCACCACGGTTGTTCCCGCTTCACCCACAGCCTCCGGCGTTTCCGGGTGCGCCTCAAGACCGCTTCGCAGCTCCGCGACGTGCGGGCCAAGGCCGATGCAAATGCCGCGCTCAGTCACAGGCATTGCGCAGCCTGTCAGCCCAAGGGCAGCCATCAGGATTATCAGTCGCATCTTGTATCCTCTCTATCGTGTCTCCGGTCGCGGCGTCATGATCCGGCGACAGCAGGAAATAAGCGCCGACCACAGCGGCGACGATGGTGGCAAAAAGCAGAGTGTCACGCATTACGTCGCCCACCCCTTGCGCTTGGCGATGAGGTATCCTGCCTCTACCGCCGCCCCAATGGCAAGCGAAACGTAGAGCACTAGGTCAGGGTCAGATGCAAGTCGATCCCCGATAACCTGACTGCCCATGATGCCCGCGCCGACAACATAGCGCAGGACGATCCGCGCGATTGGTGCGAAATTCATTTCTTCCCTCCGAAGATCCCGAGAATGGCCGAAACCAGCGCCGCCCAGATGCCTTGCGGTTGTTCGGCGGGTGTAGGCGTCCAGTCGGCTCTAGGCGGCTCTACGGGCGCTTCGCCGTAGCCCTCCGCCTTCAACGCCGCGTCATAGTCACGGGCCAGCGCCGCGATCTCCTGCGCCTTGTCCATGCGATTGATAACCCGGCGCGCGTTCACGAAGTCCGACTTCTGGAGCGTGATGTAATCGGGTATCGCGGCACCCGTGAACCATCCCGCCATTGCCCCCGCCACAAGGATTTCAGCCGCGATGCCGGGTTCCATAACCACATCTGGATCGGTCGTCAGATCAAGCCCCAACTCGTTTCCCGCGCGCTTGTAGTTGTCTTCCCACGTCAGTTGCACGTATCCCCGGCCATACCACGGCCAGTAACGCAGGTTTTTGCGGCGCCAATCCTCGCTAAGCCAATACGCTTCCCGCACTGGCCTCATGGTATGGGCAGTTTCCCACTTCGCTGTTGCGAGCATGTACGCCAGTTGATTGCGCAAGACGCCGCGTGTCTTGGCCTTGGCGATGATTAGGCGGGTATCCCCGAGGTCCAAATTCATTACGGCCTCCTTTGCTGTTGTTCAAGTTGCCGAAGCAACCCTCTAATATCTTCCCGTAGTCCAGTGATTTGCTCTTCAATCCGGCCCAATTGCACTGCTTGGTTTTGCGCGGAAACCCGAGTGGCTAGAACATCCCGCTCCACTCGCGAGATATTCACCTCATTCACACCGATACGAGAAGTAAGCGTAGCAACATACCACACAACTCCCGTCGTCTGCAACGCGATGGCGAAAATCAGCGCAATCGGAACCCGTTTATCTAAGCTCCAGTGTTCTACTTTAGGCTCGACCAAAATTGAGCTCCTTCCAGTTTATCCGCAGCGGCTTTACGTCTTCCAAACCCCTACGGCGATACATTGCACCGCTTGATTTGTCTCGACTTCACTTACGTTATATGTGCGCGGTATGCAGCTTGTGGTTGTGATACTAGAAGCGGCAGTCATTCGTGCCGCCGCTGTCAGCAGGTTGACGCTTACGCAAGGAGCCACCGCGAAAGCAGCTTCATACGTCCAGGCACCTCCCGAAGTGTGCCCAGATTTCCAGCATACCTGTAGCCCATTTGCATAACGGACATAGTATCCATTGGTAGCGTCATACCCCTCCTCCATCAGGGCACCGGTATTCTCCCCGGAAGTTTCCGCTACGATTCCAAAGATGCCGTCGCCTCTAAGCGGGGCCTCCATCTGCGCAACGCCCGCGATATCCGGCCACATGTTCATGGCGATCAAGTTGACGGACCCGCTAGAGTTATCTACGAAAGGCGCCGTAGTCCGGTGGATTTTAGTGACATTGTTTGTGACGATGCAATCCGAAGAACGGAACCGCAGGGATACGACGGGGTCGCCCGCATTATCCCAGCCCCCTTCGATAGAGTTGCTGCATATCGTGTGACCGCTGCCAGACAGGTGCGCAAAGTATTCCGCTGCCGTGCGGCCGGTTGCCGCTGTGCGGTCCCACTCTGTTAGGATACCCGCGTCGTTATATTTATTCCCGTTGATCTGGATTTGCCGAATGATATCTACTTCATCCGCCCCGAGGTTAGTATTGAACACTTCGAAGATAGGCCCGTTGATGTCCTGGATCTCATTCCCTTCAAAGGTAATGTCTTCGAGCTTCGATAGGCTTGCGACATCAGCAGCAGCGTCGCCGAGCTTCAAAACCCCGGTCCCTCCACGGAACATGTTCCCGATAAAGGTCATGCCCTCGATCCGGGTTATTGCACCGGCACCGCCGTTAGGGGCCTCGATGTAGATATGCTCTAGTTGGCTCCCCCCGGCTCCAGCGTCATAGTAGGCCCCGACAGATTTGGTTTCGAACACATGGTCGCCGCCATCAGCGCCATCTGCGTAAATGTGCCAATACCGCTTGCAGAAGTCATAATGGCCGCCGATGATTGTCAGGTGATCTATGCCTTCGATATAAAAGCAGACTGGTTTGTAGTATGTCGTTCCACCGCTGGAAGCAGTCCCCGCGTGGTCGCACGAGATGAGCTCAGTTGCAGAGCTTCGCGTGGCCAGCGGGACGTAGGTCTCAAAGCGCCATACACTCCGACCTTCCTTGTTAGACTTCTCGGCGCTGGTGCGGACCGACCGGAATTTACACTGTGGGCTGCCGACAAGACGAATGTTATCGTAACCCCCGTCAATCAGCATGTCGAAGACAGAGCAGTTATAGCATCTCTGCATCGTCAACCCAAAGTTCCCTGAGTTCTGGTCCGGCGTGAAGATCGAGAAACCCTCAATAGTCCCTTCGAGGTAGCCGGTAATCGCAACCGTGTGCGCCGTACCTGCACCCACTGCCGTAATGTCGATACGAGTATCAGACGTAGCATTAGCTAGGCTTGTCGCCAGTGCTATAGTATCTTCATCAACGACGATCACGTTCAGGTTTGTCGATTGGCTCGGCGTTAGCCCCGTTGGCGCTGTGCCGCCGCCGTCCCAATACCGAACCTGCGTGCCCTGTTTCATCCTGTGGCCGGGCGCTGGGATCGTGTTGTTTACGGTATCCACCGCCGAAGCATCAAACGCCACAACAGGCGTGGATATGAAAATGCCGCCGTCGTCCGGGTCGGAGAAGTTGATGGTTGACGTGCGACGCCCAGTGCCTTTGATACTAAACCCTTCCGGCCCGAAGTTTTCAATCTGCCCGCGCCCAATAAGGTTGACCCGGCTCGCGCAGTCATAAATCTGCCCCAGCAACGTGATGTCTTGTTTGTCGTCATAGTTCCACGCGGCGACAATCGCGGAAGTCATGTCGGTTGTACCAGGCGTGGTGTTTTCCTTCCAGTGGTTAGGCGTGACTGGACCGTGCGGGGCCAGCCCCGGAAGGTCTGAAATAGGGTCCAAACCATACTGAGAGTGGCCCACTGGCATGTTGACATACTGCACTGTGCCGTCGGAAAGAATGGCCCCACTGGGCCAAATGCCCCCAACAACAGCGACACTTTCCAGCTCTGCCCGAGTGGCAAAGTTTGTTTTATGCGGTATCCGGGAGGTATCCCCTACCGGCAGGATAACGCCGGTAGCAAGCACCTGATCCGTAGCGTCTTTGTTAACGAAAATCGCACTGATCGTTGCCGCGGAATTTCCCAGGTCAAGGTTCGACAAAATGATTTCGGAGTCCGTATGCCCATCAGTACGAATTGCGATGGATTGTGAGGGGGCAACAGTTTCTTCCCGAAACACGCAGTCGTGAATAGTGATACCTTTCGAGTCCGCGTCGATATAGGAAACGCCGCCGGTCGTTCCACCTTTCCGGCCCTCAGAGAAGTTACCGGAAACCTTGGGCTTAATGACGGGAATTTTGGAGTCCACGGGGCCGTTAAACGCAACCGATTGAAGCCTATGCTGTCGGAAATTACCCCGAACCTCAACACCTTCAATCCCGCCCCGAGAAGCTACAAACCCTGATTGGTCAGTAACAGATACCACAACCCCGTTACTGCCTTCGCCATCCCCGCGAAACTCATCCGTATCTGCGAAACGAACGTTCTTCAGCCGGCCTGTGGTGTTACCCGACGATCCACTAGAATC